ACCGGCCAGCGACTCGGCGGCGGCCAGTTCGGCCCTCGCTGCTTCGAGTTCGGCCAGTGCTTCGGTAACGCCTTCCTGGATGTCACGGTTCTTGAAGCGGTCCTTGACCCGGTCCCATGCTTCGGCGAGCCGGTCGGCGGCGGCTTCGGCGAGGGCTTCGGCGGCGTCGGCGACAGCTTCCTGTTCGGCGATCAACTCGTCAATGATTGCGTTGGCGACGTCTTCGGCGAACTTGCGTGCCTCCTCCTGTGGGTCTTCGGCCTTGCGGAAGTGGTCAGCGATACCACCGGAGATGAGTGATGCGGTCTGGACGGCGGTCACGTACGCCTCGTCGGACATGTCCTGCATGCCCTTGACGAGACCTTCCACGACGAACTCGCCGATGTCGAACATGACCCTTGACGGCGACGAGACCCGCAGTGCGGCGGCGGTCGCTGCGGCGACGATGCTGCCAAGATCGGTCGAAGCGACGCGCACCTTGGCGATGTTGGCCGAGTTGGTGAGCGCACTGACGAGACCGTTGACGGCTTCGTCGCCGACGGTGCCCATCTCGTCGGAGGCGTCGATCATGGATGCTGCCGTTTCCAGGTCGATCCCGGCCTGCTCCATCGCTGCTGGTAGTGCGGCGAGTACCTGTTCGACGGTGAGCGTCCCTTCGGCGAGTCCTTCGGCGAGGCCGGGTGCCGCGCCGGTGACCTTGTCAAACTCGTCGGTGAGGCTGGACGACATGACGGCAGCGTTCATCTGCGTCGAGTTGAAGAACTCTTCGAGCAGGGTGCCGTTGTTGTTGAAGTCGTTGATCATCTCCTGCAACGCCGGGGCGGCAGCCGGACCCATCTCGCCGAGAGTGCCCATGAACTCCTGGGCTTTCTCGTCGGTGAGTCCGAGTCTCTCCTGGATGCTCGTCGCTGCGGTGACGATGTTGTTCTTCCAAGCGAACGTGGCCGCGTTGTTCTCGTTGATCGCGTCGATCATGCGCCGGGCGCTGTTCTCCGCTTCCTCGGCGACACTGGAGAGCGAGAGGGCAGCACCGTCGGTCGACTCGTTGATGCTGGCTTCCCAGTCGAGGTAGTCCTCGGCCTGCTGGTTGAGGATTTCGGCCAGCGCTTCGGTGCGTTCGGCGTCGAGTTCGCCCCATTCGTCGTTCTGATCCTTGGCGGCGCTCAGTCGCGCTTGGGCCTGCTCGCTGTAGTTGGCCCAGTATTCGGAAGTCGCCGTGACGTACGCCTGGATCGCTGCGTCGCGTTCCTCCAGTGCGCCGATCTCTTCGGTGGCGGCAAGCACGGAGATGTCCGCTTGCTTGGCGGCTTCGACGGAGGCGACGTCCGTCAGGGTGCGGTATGCGTCGATCTGCTCTTGGAGTTGATCAGCGACCGGGCTGTCAACCTCTGCCCTGTTGAAGTTGTCGATCAGGGCTTGCAGTTCGGGTGTGACGGCACCGGTCCCGGCCGCCAACGAATCCATCGAAAGCTGGAGATCGCGGACGTTGACACCGTAGGACGCCATCGCTGCGGCCAGTTCCGGGTACTTGTCCGTCAACTCGGTCGCCGTGTCGAGCGCAAGCTGCTGCGCTTCGGAGAGCACGACTTCCTCGCCGACGGCCATCGCATCGTTGACGTCCCCCTGCGCCGCGGCGAGCAGGCGAGCCATGTTGGCTGCGTCCTCGTTGTTGTCGGTGAACAGGTCGAGCGCACCGGACACGGCGAGCACGGCTCCGGCAGCGATGCCGAACGGGTTGCCGGTGGCCGCGAGCGCTGCCCCGGCCCCCAGCTTCCCAAGGCCGTCGCCGAAGCCCAGCACCGCTTCGGTCGCTTTGCCGAGGAAGCTGACGAACGGTGACACGAAGTTGATGAAGTCGCCGAGAGCGTCGACTGCGGTCGTGAGGACGGGTGTCCAGTCCTCGAATGCGATGAGGAGTGTTTCGACGGAGGCGGCAAGGTCGTCCAGTTCGGGACGCACGTCTTCGAGAGCGCCGGACAGCAGGTCACCGAATGCGAAGGAGAGGTCTTCGACCGAGTTGAGGATCACCGGATCACTCAGCACGTCCTGTGCCGTCTCCGAGAACGGGATCAAACCTTCGGACGCAGCGAACTGTGCCGTCTCACGGAACTTCTCGATCGCTCCACCGAGGGTGGCGACACGACGCTCCATCGCCCCGGCCGCACCGGGGATTCCCTTCATGCCTTCGATGAGAATCTGGACGGCTTCGTTACCGGTGAGCAGGTTGTCAAGCTGACCCAAGTCCTGCAAGCGACGCAGTTCCTGCACCGACGTACCAGCACCTTCGGCCAGCGCCGACCACACGTCATAGCCCGGCAGGTTCTGGGCAAGCTGGTTCATGTCCTGCCCGAGCACCTTGCCCGTCGAAGACATCTGACCGAGCACACGGACGATGCGGATGAACTGATCCTCACTGCCGCCGGTCATCGCGATCGCGTCACCGAACACCGTGAGGTACTGCTCAATGTTCTGCGAGGTGACACCGAAGTCGTCGCCGACAGCGAGCAACTGGGCGGCGGCTTCCGACACGTTGGCAAGGTTGTATGGCGTTTCGCGAGCGAAGAGCACCATCCGTTCGAGCATGTCGGCAGCACCCTCGACGCTGCCGGTCAGGCCGAGGAACATCGCCTCGGACTTCTCCAACTGGACCGTCATGTCCAGACCGGCGCGGGCGGCCGAAGCGGCGGCATAGCCAAGTCCGGCAGCGCCGAGCAGACCGACCAGGCCGCTCACGTCACGAGACACCCGGCGGGACACGTTGCCGATGCCGTCGATGGAACGGTCGGCACGCTCCGCCTGAGCCGACATCGAACCGAGCGCTGCCGCTGCCTGCCGTGCGTCGTTGTCCAGACTGGCGAGCGCGGTGTCACCGATCTGCGCCACGTCCTGCAACTGGCGCTCCAACCGCATGAGCGCCGAAGTCGCCTGATCTGCGTCGGAGTCCAGTTCGCTCAGGATTCCGTCGAGCGCCGTCTCACCGATGCGGCCGACGTCACGGAACTCGCCGCCCAAGTCGTCAAGTCGGCGGATCGTGTCACGGATGTCGTCCTGCACGCCTTCGAGACCACCGGCCATCGCGAGGTCGATCGCCTGGCCGACGTCACGGAACGCTCGCTCCAACTGCTCAGCGCGATACCCGGCAGCACGCAACTCGCCTTCGACCATTTGCGCTGCGTCAGCTACCGCCTGTGCCCGCACGTCGGCGTCTTGGAGATTCTCCTCCAACGCCTGGACGGCCCCGGCCGCCTGCTTGAACAGGTTGAGCCAGGAGGTGGCCTGCTCCTCAAGGCTCGCGCCCTCAGCGGCGGCCTTGCGGATTGAGGAGTACACCCCGAAGAACGTCCGCGACATCTCGGCGCCGACGTCGTTGACCTGCTCCATCCTGCTGAGAAGATCGAAGACTTCCTTCTCAACGTTCTGCAACCCTTGGGCCATGCCCCTCGAACCGTTGAGGAATGCCACCTCGGCGCGTTCGGCGGCGCGTTCAGCGATCGAACCGATCTTGCGGAACGTCTCGGTCAACCCTTCGAGTCCGGCTTCGGCCTGCCCGATATTGGCGGCAACCTGGACTTCGGCGGTGGCGATGACGCGGCGGGCCATGACCGGCAGACTAGCCGACTAGTTCACAACTGGCGGATGACGGCACCGGGCCGTGAACTGGCGTAGTCCTGTGCTGCGGTGAGCGTCGAGAACTTCTTGCCGTCCACGATGTACCGAACCGGCGACGTCGTCGCCACCCTCGGAGCAGTGCCATCACTGGCTGCCTGCATCGTCGTCGGGTAGCGGCCGGTCGTCTTGCCGCACCGGGCGCACCCCATCAGCCCCGGACCCTTGCGAGCAATTCGGCGGCACGCTGCTCCGGTGTCCGGCCGATGGAACGAGCGACACGTTCAGCGGCCGACGCCATCACAGCGTCGATGTCCTCGGTCATCTCCATCTCGGCCATCTCCATCTCGGCCCACATGGCGTCGATGTCGTAGCTGGCGCACTCGGGGCGACAGAGGCCGCTGATCTGTGACGGCTCGAACCAGCCGAGGCCGACCGTCTCCTCGGGTTGCAGCACGGCGTTGACCGTCCATGCTTCGTGCGGCGTGTTGTAGAGGATCGACACGTAGTTGCCGTTCGGGTACTCGCCGACCCTGGTGTAGCCGTCGGGTGGGACGAGTCCGGTCTCCTGGTTGAACTCGCGGAGGGCGCCCATCTCGGCGTCCTCACCTTCTTCGAGTGATCCGCCGGGGAACTCCCACTTGCCCTTGACGGCTTCGTCGTCGCCGTGGAACAGGGAGCGCTGCGTCATCAGGACACGTCCGGTGTCGAGCGCACGGAAGATGACTCCGGCGTGAGTGACGCCGCGGGGCATGTCGATCGCGGCGCAGAGGGTGCCCCACCCCGTCGTGTCCGCACCCCAAGCTGACGCAGCGAACGGCATCGGCTTGTTGTAGAGGGCGGCCTTGCGACGGAAGCCGGGAGTGTTCACGGCCGAGAAGGCGATCAGTTCGAGGTGGCCCTGCCACTCACGCCAGTCACCGGAGAACCCGGACGACATCGCACGGCGCACGTCGGCCGGGGACACGTCGGGCCGGATCGCACCGTTGATCCAGATGCCGTACTGGCCGTCACCGATGGCGACGTCGGCGATCGCCGAGTCGGTGTCGTCGTAGTATTTCTGCGCTGCCTGCCGGGACACGCCGTGCGGTGCGTGACCGCCGCGGAGTGTGATCGGACCGGTGCGGACGACTGCTCCCGAAGCCGTGGTCACCTGCCCCACCTTGAACAAGGTGTAGTCGGTCATCGACCGTGGAGGAGTGACGCACTCGTTCGGGTACGACAGATGACAGTCGGTCCAGGCCGCCGCGGGGAAGCCGTGAATATGGCCGTTCGGCTCTACCACCACGTCGTACGGCTCCACGTCGTGGAGGGAGGCGAACCATTCATCCGGCGGGACGAGAGGGATGTCGAAGCTCGGGGCGGCTGCGGCGGTGATCATCGCTCGCCGCAGCTTCGAGCGGACGTCGATGCTCATACCTTCGATCCTTTCAGCCAACCCTCCAACAGGTCAACGGTGTGCGGCTCACCCGCCTCCAGCAGATGCCGGGTGTACGAGTCGACGGCCGCCGTCAACTCGGGGCCGTCAGCACCGAACCGCTCGGCGAGTTCCGGCACCCGGTCGAACGCGCCCGCCACCAGCGGAGCGACACGCTTCGGCTTCACCACGGTGTGGACCAGTGACGGCTCCATGCAGGCGATCGCCTCGTTGCCGCCCGGCACGCCCTTGCCGACCTCGGAACGCAGACGGTTCCCGGCACGCTCCAGGGCACGATGCACGACACCGTCCATCGAAGCGACCAGAGCGGCGGACGCAGCGAGCGGGCTGTCGGTCGTGGTGCGGATCGGTGTCGGCTGCGACTGACCGGCCTGATCAGTCGAACGGCGCGTCGACTGCTCACCGTCCATCGAACGGACACCGAAGTTCTGCTGCTCCGGGGCGACCTTCGACCAGTCGATCGCCTCGACATCAGCCGGGGTGATCAAGTCCTTACAGATGACTGGCAGCAGCACCGCCGACAGTTCCGGGTTGCGGTCCATCGCACGCATCAGGACACGACGCAGGAACTCAGACTGCGACGGCTTGTCCTCGGGTGACAAGCCAGCCTCGCGGCGCATAGCTTCGCCGGACACCTCAATCTCCTGGTAGCCGGTGATCGCATCGGCCGACTTGTCGGGACGCACCAGCAGCGACGTCGTGTCACCGAACAGGACGAGCTTCATCACCTCGGTTGGTTCGTGGCCGAGTTCGATCAGGTTGACATGCAGCCAGTTGATCGTCAGCGCCGTCGTGATCACTCGCACCAGCGGGGCGATATGGATCGTGACGCCCTCCTCGGCGACGCGCCACGCCGCCCAGTGCGACGCATCGGTCATGCCGGTCACCGCTTCGGGTGGCATGTCCATCGCCAGAGCGAATCGCTTGACGGCCCGGTCCGAGAGTTCGATGACCTGTTGGTCGTACTCGGTCCAGAACGTCATATGCCGGAACTTCTCGATGTACTCGGCAGGCACTTCGATCGGCAACGGGATGACAGCGGCCGGATCGTTCGGGTCGGCGGCAGCGAGACGGGCGTTCTCGATCAGGTCGTCCAGCAGGCCGTCGACGTTGGCGTAGTTGATGTCCTCGTCCGGGTCGTTGGCGTCACCCTCGACGTCGGGAGCCTGATACTCGACTTCCGACGGGGAGAACAGGATGCCAGCGCCAGCCAAGCGGGACGTCGACGTCGCATTGACGTGAGCGTCGATGCCTTCCAACTGTTTGAGGATCGGGATGGCGGCCCGCACCGGCGAGTCAGGAAGGTCGGCGTGGCGCGGGTGCCGCTTCCACACCTTGATCAGCACGTGGTTCGCTTCGACGGGACGCCAGCCCTGGTTGTCCCACTTCGGGTCGTCGTCCAGTCCGACTTCGACTTCCCAGCCGTCACCGGCCTCACGGATTTCCTCGTTGGAACGGGACGTCCACTTCCAGCCGGTCGCAGTGGTCGGGTCTTCTTCGATCAGAATCCAGGCGATGCCGGACACGCCGATGAGGGTGGCGAGATGCTGCATCATCTCGGGCATGTAGACGGGGCCGCCGCCGAGTTCCGCCGTCAACTGGAGGGCGTCCACCTCCAATGGGGTGAGCGGAGTCTCCGGTGTTTCACGGACAGGCACCGGGTCGGAACCACCGTCACCGGCCCGGCCGAGGGCGATGTTGACCCGTGACGCCGAGTTGCTGATCCACGAAGCGCTGAACCGGAGTTCGCCCATCGAATCAAACAGGCGCCACGCCTCCGTCTGCCATTCGGTGTACGGGGTTCTGGCGATCCGGCGTCCCTTGGCGACACGCGCCGACGACGCCACCATCATCTTGCGCTTCGGGGCCGGGGGAGGCGGCGGCTGCTTGCGTGCCATTACCGGGATACTAGCTAGCTAGCTAGTCAGGAGCGAGTGTTCGCGGCGGCGGTGGTGAACCCGAACAGGCCGAAGATGGCGATGGCGATGCCCTGTCCACGCTCCGGCAGGAGTCCGGCGTCGGCTGCGTCGAGGATGCCTTCGATCGCGAACACGGTCGCACCGAGGGAGTACATCCACCAGCGGACCTTCTTCGGAATCTTGCGGAAGGCCGACAGCGGGCCGGGGGCCACCTCGAAGTCATCGGTGTCGTCGCCGAACACCGGGTCGTCATGCAGGTCGTCACTCATGACGCTTGATCATAGTCGTGTCCGTCTTCCCGTTCAGGGAGAGTGAACCCGACGTGGACGGCGAGCGCCGTGAACACCTTGTGTTCCCATTGCCGATGCAGTGCCGTTTCACGTTCGATCGTCACCACCCGCTCGACCAGTGTGGGAGCGTCATCGCCCTGATGGTTGACGGCACGGTTGATCTGTTCGATCGAACTGCTCGTCCTGCTCTGCCTGATGAGCAGAGTAATGAGGGCAACGATCACCGTACAGAACCCTGTGACGAACGCTGCGAAGAAACCCCAGGCGGCATCGGATACGGCGAGCATCAGCTTCCATTCTCTTCATGTTCCCAAGCGGACAGCATGGTGATCTCAAATGCCTGAGTGGCGTACGACGCCCATCCGGTGATCAGTGAGGCGGTCAATGCGCCGGACACGATCCAAGTGGGCGTGTCCGGCGCATACCAGCCGACGGTGAACACAGCGAACCCGACCCAGACCGACATGCACCAGTCGCATCGGATCAGGTAGGCCAGCTTCGCCATTCCGGCTGGCAACCGACGCTCAATCCACGAACGTCCTGATTCGAGGAGAGCGTCGGTCGTCAGAAGTCTGGTGAGGCGCAGGGTCGCGCCGATCAGCAGCACGACGAGCAGGGTGGACATCGGCCGCAGTGTAGTTCACCAGTCGCCGTCACCGGCGGCTTGAGAGTGCTTCTTGACGATGGCGAGCAGTTCCGGCCCGTACTTCCTGGCGAGGTTGGCGTTGACCGCGCCCATCGCCAACTCCGTCGAAGGCCGGAGCGCGGTGATGGCGAGCAAGGTCTTGTCGTGGGCGACCGTCATCGGCGACCACCCCAGCGACCGTGCCTTCTCTGCTCGCCATTCGCGCAGCGCGTCGTACAGTGCGCGGTCGCTGGCCGAGAGCGCTTCGACGGCCGCCTGCTTCTCGGCACGCTTGGCCTCCTTGTCGGGTGCGTCGCCAACCCTTCTGCTGCCGCCGGAGCGGACGAGTTCTTCGAGGAGGGTCAAGCGGCGCTGACAGTCCTCGACCATGTTGCCGATCTTGATGAGCAAATCCTTGTCATGTGCATCCATGAATGTGTAGTCAAGCACGTGTATTGGCCGCTGAGGTTACGATTGTGTATCAAAGTAGTCAGTTGGTTGGTTCCTGACCCCCCCACCCACTAGGCTCCAGGGCTGCCCGCCATCCGCTCGGGCGGCCAGACGGAGCCTAGGGTGGGCGGGGGTCAGAGCAACCGGGGGAAGGCGAAGAAATGTGTGTTCCCGCCAATGTGTATCGACCCCCCACTCGACATCTCCCGAAACGTGTGATAGCTTGTCACCCATGAAGAAGTTGAGCCGGTCGTGAGCCGAGTCGAAGCAGCGTTCTGGGCGCTGCTGTTCATGTTCCTCGGGTCCGGCCTCATCATGGCCCGAGGCGGCACCGAAGGTTCCTGGCCGATCATCGCCGGAGCCATCTCGTACATCGCCGCCGCCTACTTCCTGTTCCACCTGTTCGTGGGCAACGATCGGCGCGAACGGTGAGGGGTGCCGAACCATCCCAACCGGACGATCACAGAGCGGGACGTCCTGTTACTGGTGCTGGACGCACGAAGGCGGAAGTTCCTGACGTTCGACTTCGAGCGGCAGGCGAACATCGACCGGATGAGATTCATCCCCACACTGGAGATGCACGGCATCCTCAACCACTACCTGATCACCGGCACGTTCGCCGACGAACCGGCGTGATCCCCGAATCCTCGATCCACTTCAACGAAGACGGCACGGCGTGGCTGGTGCTCTACGACGACGCCAAGATCGGCGGCTGGGCGTGGTGGAAGGCTCTTGACCGTCCGTGCGACACCTGCAACGGATTCGGCACGATTCACGACACCGGCGATTCAGTCGCCAACGCCTACCCCTGCCCCAACTGCATCAACGGCCGAGACACATTCACCTTGGAAGTGGGGGACTGGAACCAAGCCGATCACACCGTGGAGTCGTACTGCGAACTGGTGACCACCCTGCGTGTCTCCATCCGTGAAGGGATGGTGCTCTCGATCTACGGCAACGATCATGAGCACTACGACACGTCGTGGATCGAGATATGGCCCGACGGGTCCACGTTGTTGTTCGTTTGGAGTGAGGGTCGGGCGGAACACTTCTCAGAGCACATCACCCTTCCACCCGACGCTCGCCCCGGCATGTGGGCTGTGCTGCTGGACGCTCACGATCCTGCGTCGCTAGTCAGCTAGTCACCGATCAGCTAGCCTGCCAACATGGCATTCAACTGGGACTTGCTCGTACCCCGCAGGTACGGCAACACCTACGTCACGTTGCGGCAACTCGAACAGGAGATGATCGCCGGGGGATACCACCCCGAGTACATCCGCCGGTTCATCGGCTGGCTGCACTACAAGAACGGCAACGTCGGCGCCGGTGGCCTCTCCCGCACCGAACAGCCCGACAAGCCCGGCTTCGCCCCGTCGCTCGAAGTGTCGTTCCACTGGGCCGGTCAGGAATACGACGACGGCGTCACCGGAGCCTGCGCCGTCGACACCGTCTTCAAGGACGGCCCCGACCCCGGCGACGCCCACGACGGCATCCCGTGGACCGAAGTCCCCATCCAAGGCAGCACCGAAGCCGTCGTGTGGGGACTCCACGCCAACGTCGGCGTCCCCGGCAAAGGCGAAAGCTGGCACGTCCAGCCGATCGAAATCGACGGGCACGCCAGTTGGGTCGCAGCCGGACGACCCGCACCGCGCCGCGGCTACCCGATCCCACCCGAACACGACCCGTACACCACCACCACACCCAACCCCGACCCCATCCCCGACCCACCGGTCACGCCACCCATCACAGGAGATGACGACATGAGCACCAAGACGATCCTGATCGACCTCGCCCACAACCAGCCGTACGGCATCTGGTATCTCGCCGACGCCACCACCAAGGTGTGGATCGACAACGGCCACGTCGCCGAACAACTCATGTACCGAGTCATGGAAGCGATGGGCAAGCCCGTCAACTACAACAACCCGCCCGACGCACTCCCCAACAGCCTGCCGCTGTCGTCGGGTGTCGCCATCGACGGGCACCGCTACTCGGTCGTCCAGAACGGCAACGTCCACCTCGTCGCATCGTTCGGCCCGATCATCGGACCACGCCCCGCCGGGGTCGACGAGTACGGTCGCTGACGACACGTGAACGTCGAAGAGTTCGCCGCACTACTCACGTCGCAGACCCAGCGGATCACCGCGCTCGAACGCGCCATCAGTCGCCGAGACCACTTCGACGCCATCAACGCTGCGCTCGCCTCGCTCGACGGTCGCCTCGACACGCTTGAAGCAGCCACCATCGACGCACGCCTCGACGTCCTCGAAGGATGGGGCGCGACCACGACCTGGACGCCCGTCCTCAAACAATCCAACACCATCACGATCGCAGGCAACCAGAGCCGGTACTCGATCGACGGCGAATGGGTCATCGGCCGATTCCAGTTCAGCGTGGCAACAGGGCAAACCGGGACGGCAGGCAACCCGATCAAGATTTCGTTGCCAGTGACCGCCGACATAGCGATCGGCAACATCGGCGTCGCGAGCCTCTACGACGACAGCGCCGGGAATCGTTGGCCCGCAATCCTCGACATGACGAGCACCACCGAGTGCTGGCTGGCCGACACGACCCTCGGTGGAGCAGCATGGGCGATTGGCACAGTGGCGTTCACCGCCGCGCTCGCCAACCCAGACGGGTTGAGTGGGTCGTTCATGTACCGCAAGGCGTGATCGACTAGCCAGCTAGCGGCCTGGCCGGACCACGTGCCGGACGCCGCCGGGCAGCCCGCGCCACCGACTTCACCGGCAACACCGGCGGCACCGGCCCCGCCGTCAACGCACCCCAATGCGCCATCGTCGCCGCCGTCACCAACGACGGCTTCGACTCCCCGGTCGGATCACGCCGCTGCCACACGAACGAATCGCCGACCTCGCGGCGCACCACCGCCACCACCGCAGTCGTCAACACCGGATCATCGGAGTGAGCGATCTTCGCCGACACGACCGCATCATGGAACGCACCGACCGCACGTGACGTGTTCTGTGCCGTCACCGGCACCACCAACGACGACGTCTCCCGCTTCCCTGTCTTCCCGCGCACCGTCCGCTTCGTCAACCGTTCCAGGTCAGGGATCGCCGACGCCGCCGGGGACGACGCACCGACAGCGATCCACGACCCGCGGGCATTGGCGTTGTCCGCGGCACGCTGCACCAGCCCCTCCATCGACACCGGATCATCAGCGACAGCGACGACTTCGATCGGCCTCGGCTGACCATCCACGATCACGCACGCCACCAGGGCACCGCCGTCACGTTCCGGCTCGAAGTCCAACCCGAACACCACCTTGCCACCAGCGTCGATCGCCGACTGCAACGGCATCCGCGGCGCACCAGCCCACCACGCCCCCAACCCGGCACCAGAGGAAGAAGTCCACAGATTCATGTTCTCGCGGCGCACCGTCGCCTCATCCGACTCACGCACCTCGACCATCAACGCCTCCCAGTCGACACCGCCCGGCTCACCAGCCGACGGGTTCGCCGCACGGATCGCAATCGGATCGAACCGGGACGCACCATCAGGTGAGGCGTACTCGATCCAGCAGATCGTCGCCGACGGATCATCGACAGCGGCGCGGCCAAGATCGGTGTAGTGCCGCCACAGCACCGACGTCTCATCACCGGCGTTCGACACCAGGAAGAACTGTGCCAGAGGCCGAGTCAGCAGAGTGTTGCGGATCGCACCGGCCAGACCCATCGACGTGTGAGCGTACGCTTCGTCAGCGATCGCCAAGTCGAGTGACAGTGACCGGGCAGCCTTCTTCGCCGTCGGCGTCACCGGCATGTACCACGACCCGTTCTTCATCACCAGCTTCTCCTGGTTCCGTTGCGTCGACACGTCCCGCACACGGGACTTGAACGGCGTCTCCATCAGAAGCTCGACGTGCTCCTCCCACTTCAAGCGGGCCAACGACCGGTCCTGCGCCGTGTAGGCGACATGCTGCCCGGCAGGCAACATCTGGCGTGCGATCCGGGCCAGAATCCACGACGTCTTCCCGTTCTGACGGGCCACCGACGCACCGACCGTACGGAACCGGGGCCGCATCGTCAACGGCTCGTACTCGCCCGCCAGGATCGACGCCTCCTCCTGCCAACGGAAGAAGTCCCACCCCAACATGTGAGCCACCTGAATGTCCAGGTGACCGTGCGTCGGCCACGACGACGGCTTCGAGCACCAGCGCGGCGGCTGGTACGGCGGGACGTTGGACGCGCCGACTAGTCGGCTAGTCGCAACCTCCTCGGCCAGACGGTCGAAGTCGTTGGCAACACTCACGTGACATCGTACGGCTCAGGCAGCAACTCGAAGTCCCACACGAACGCACCGATCGACCCCGACTTGTACTTCACCTTCACACGCGACACCGGCACACCCCACTCGGCGGCCTTCGCCTCACGTGCCTCCTGCGCTTCCGTACGCACCTCACCGATCGGGTCCATCACACACCAGCTTTCTTGTTGTGCTTCTCACACGTGTGGCGCCAGTCGCCAGGTGCTTCCCAGTGCAGCACCGACACCAACGTGTTCTCTGCTTCCTTGAGGTCTGTCCCGGCGACAGTCGCATGCGCCTGACAGATGTCGCACTGAAACGACCATGACGCAGTAGCGGTCATCACTTCTCCTCTTTCTCAGGGGCTGGGTCTTGCCCACCCATCAACGCCTGCGCCAACGCATCAAACGGATCGGTACTCGCCGCATCAGCCTCGACACCCAGCAACGCCTTCCGTTCCAACTCGACACCGAACTTCAACAACGACACCGCCGTCGCCACCGGGATGTCAGAAGCGTTCATCGACTCCAGCACTTCCATCGCCAACTCGGCCGCCTTCCGGCCCAACTCGACGTGCAACTCGTTCATCGCCGCGACGGGATCAACCTCACTCATAGCCACTCCACACTCTGCACCAACTCATCGGACCGAACCACCTGCGACGGATGCAACCCCATCGCCCTCAACCGCTTCGTCTCCATCGACAACAACTTCGCCTGCTCGCCCTGACACCGCATACAGGCCGGGAGCAACCGGCAACACCCGCTGCCCTCATGATGCTCATGCCTCGACAACGGCGGGGAATGATCAGCCGAATCGGCCGGATCACCATCACACACCAGCATCAACGTACAAGGCTGCCCGAGCAACGACGCCCGCACCTTCTTGTACCGATGCCCGTAATGGTGACCCATCACTCGCTGCCATCATCCTCGGCAACCGCACGACTGACACGATCAGGACACCCGCCCTTATGCAGGAGCAGCACCTCATCGCCGCGCACGACCTCCTCACGGTTCCGGTCAGAGACCGTCCACCCACACTGCACGCAACGATCACTCACTGCTTCTTCCCGCACGTCAAGCACTCGTACCACGTCGCACCCGTGTCGAAGTTGTGGAACTTCGCCCACGCATGCCGCCCACGACCCCGACACAGCCAACGCATCCTCAACCGGTGGATCATGCTTCCAACATCCCACGAAGCATCGACAACCGGTACGACAACGGAAGCGGCGACTCGATACTGAACGACTCCAACCACCGCGACACCACCACCCGCTGCTCCGGCACGATCACCACACCGACATCAGCCAGCTTCACGATCACGTCATCCAACAGGCGCTCACACTCCAAGATCGACTCGAACACCTCGTCAACCTCGCCCTGCCCGAGCATGATCACACCGGCTCAATCGTGATACGGCAACGCCTCATCGGAACGCCAGTCGTCACGCCGCCATCCTGCGTCAGCATGTAGAACCGGGCATCGCCGACCACACCGGAAGCGATCACGTTGTCATAGACCTTGGCACGACGGAACCGGCGCTTGAACGTGAAACGGAACCGCTGCGGCCGGTCGACGGGTGGGACATATGGATCGTGCTCGCTCATGGACCGAAACATAGCTGAACACGGAACACGAAGCAACCCCAGAGCTAGTTCGGCTAGTTGATGGGCCTATTTGGTCGTTTGGTACACACACACAGCGCCAC